AATCATCGTTCAGCAGCGAACGCTCAAACAGTCCACCGCAACGCAGGCAGTGGCATTCATCGGCGGCACGCCCCTTGCCAACGGTCGGATCGGCAGGGACGGCGACACTGGACAATTCTTGCGGCTCGAAAGCGAAACGATGGACAATGCGCCCATCGGCCAGAGATTCCTTGCCGAGATACTCCGTCCAAGCGTAACCAAGCGAAACGTGCGGGCGGCTCCCGCCACGAACCTGCTTGTTGCGGGTTTTGGACAGCTTGCTTGCGCCGTCAAATTTTGCCACGACGCGGAGAATATGGTCGTCGGAAAGCGCCGCCTTTTCAATAGAACCAAGATGCCGGTTGTCCTTGTGTTCGTCCAAGAGCGCGGCGTGGTTATTCAGCCGGTCAAGATTGACGTGTTCTTTTTTGTGGCTCAAGACTTCAAGAAACTTTTCACCCTTCTTGGCGATTCCCAGCTTTTCATCCGCCTCGTCGGCGCGGCGCTGGACGGGGTATTCGGACGACGCCGCGAACTGCACCGTGCTGTCGTCGGAAAAATCCTTGGCGGCAACGCGCACGAAGCGGAAAAGCGGGTTTGACTTGCGGAGTGTGTTGACAGCCGGCGTCACAACCGGCTTTTCTTCGTTTTCAGGTTTTGCCATACAAGTCTTGTTCAAAGTCAAAAGCGGCTACGACGCGGCGGTTCAGCCTCGAAACTAAAAGTTCGTTACCTCACCGCCGCGCCGCGCCAAAATCAGGCCATGTAGTTTCTGTCCACAAGAACAAAATCGTATTCCAGACCGCCCTGAACTGCGCCGCCAGACCAAATTTTAAGCGGTATGCCAGGCCATGTCGGATTTGGTTTCAATATGCAATTCAGTCCCTTCCGCATAGATGGCTTTTGCGCGTCCGGGATGTCGCCAGCCAGAAACTTACATTGAGGAACCATTTGCTTTGGCGACTGACCGGCAATCAACTCAAAGTCGTCAATGATTTTTTCAAAACGGCAATCCACTGCAATCTGCGGAGCGAGCGTCGTAAAAATAAGTTTTGCCCCGCCGGAATTATCATCGCCCTTCAACATGGCCTGATAGTCCGCCGTGTTGTCGGCGTGTTCTTGAAACGGGTTGCTCATTAGTGATGGCCGTTTTCCGACATGGCTATCAGCGCCCTGGTGGTGTCGTCAATCGTTCCGCGCAGCCGGTTGCGCGAGCGCGGCGACTGGACTTTGGACTTGGATGGAACCTTGGCCGCGCCGCCTTCTTTGCCGGCGGCCGGCTCCGGCAATTCTGATCCCGGCGCATTTGAACCTTCGTGGTTGATGTTCGGCTCCGTGGCAATCTCCTCGTCGGGGTCGGGCAATCCGGCCTCGACAAATTCCTTCCGTTCCTGCGCCAACTGTTTCACCAGCTTGTCCACCTTCATGCCATTTGGGAGCGCATCCTGCACGCCCTGCCGGGTCATGTGCTTGGCTTCATTCAGGAGAATCAACGCCTGCGCCTGCACCAGCGGGTTCACAAATTCCGCCTGCTGCCCCTTGAAGTTCGCGCCGTCAACGTATTCTTCAAGCCGCAAAAGCGAAATCGCCACGCCTTGCTTGTCGAAATAGCCTTTCAAGATGGCCGATTGCAGCCAGTTCCGAAAGAGTGTCCGCAAATCTTCCGCCAATGACTTCTGCCGCACCCGCACGTTTCTTTGGAACGCCTGCTGACTCATCAGTCCGGCGATGAATCCAAGGCTTTGATAATCGCCGGAAAGCTGCTGATAAGACCCAAATGTGCCAACGGAAATGTCGCGCAAGTTATCGTTGCGAAATTCATGCGCAGCCTCGATTGGAAAACGCGGGTCGCCCTGTTTCAGCGTCATGCCCGGCGGCAACTTCTCACGGCTGGCGGGCGTAATCGTGTTGGTGGGGTTGCCGCCGCCCTGCTGCGTCTTAACAACATCCATTCCAGTGTTCCCGTTACCGCCGCCATTCAACTGCCAGTTTTCAACTAGCTCGCGCAATTCGCCCGGAAGTTCAAGTCCGGTCGGCTTCGCTTCTTCAATCCACCACGGCTTGCTGGCGCTGGCAATGCTGGACAACGTCAAACTTTTGTCGTATTGATGGATTCGCCAAAGCGGCAGAATGGTTGCGTCCAGTTCCGTCATGCCCATGTCCTGCTCTGGGCGGGAAAGCAGGTTGTTGAAATGGATTATTTTGGAGGCCGGAACCTGTTCACGATAAACTTTCTCGTTGTAAATGGTCGTCTGCCCAAAGTAATCGCCGGGATGCCGCGTCAGAATCCAATACGCCAGCGGGAAATTGTAGCGCGGGTGGTATTCCACGCTGGCGCGAATCGGATTGCCGCGCCCAAACTTGCTGTCGTCGCCGGAAACGCCGTTGAACTGCTCTTGGAGGCGATCTTCCTCAAGAAAATCCATCGCAAAACCAAACTCGTTGAACGGATATTCGGCGTGCATCCAGCCAATGACGGAACCGGGATGCGCCCGCGCCATTTCCACGACGCGCATGGCCTCCATGAATCCCATGTTTTTGCGGACGGTAAAATTTTCCTTGCGGCAGAATTTTTGCCACGCCGATTCTATGGCGCGGTTGGTGTCCTTTTCCTCCTCGAAACTTCCGTCTGGCAAAACTTTCCCGACTTCCATTTCCAGTTCAAAGGGGTCGTCACCAACCACGTTATCGGCATAGATTCGATTGATGCCCTTGCCGTGCGAGGTGTCCTTTGTAAGCGTGCGGCCACGGGCGCGGGTCGCGTATTTGCTTGGGATGATTTCCGAAGTAGCCGAGCCATAAGTGCCGCGCAGATCGCGTGTGAAGTTGTCCACTGTCTGCGCGTCGTAAGAACGGTTCATCTTTTCAACCATGTGCCGGAACTCTTGCAGGTCGCGGACGCTTTGCGCTGGGACTTGCAGCGATTGCGGTGAATACGGGGATTTCAACACCAAGCCGGTCAATCCGGCTTTCGGCGTTTTCTGCGCTGTTTCAAAGGTGAATTTCATAATCAGCCGATGGCAAACACCGCCTCTTGAACATTGCCGGGGCGCTGGCCGTTCCGCGCGCGTTCGCATTGGATTTCATTCTGGCGCACGGCTTTCCAGTATTTGATGTCCTCCAAAATCTTGGACTGGTCTTGCAGCCGAAAGCGGGAGCGCAAATCTTCCGTCTCGGCAAATTTCAGCTTGAGCAGTTGCTTGTAGGTGTCGTAAAGCCCAGCCAGAATGATTTGCGCCTCCGTTTGAACCGGAGCCGTCGCCAAGTTGTCGGCCAAGTCGTCTTGAATCTGGAATTGGTCATTGAAGTAAATCTGGTGCTTCGTCCCGGCGGCAATTCCAAGCCCGGCATTGCCCGCCGCGTTCACGATTTCCTCGCTTAAAACATACACTCCAGCCGAAAGTCCGGTGCAGAAATTTGGCGTGTTATAGACGTGATATGTATTTGTGCTGTCGGGAGTTGAATCTGATTCCGCGACCTTTTTCGCGCCATTCGGTAGATTCTGAGTCACCACCAACTTGCCCGCCCAGCCGTCGGACGGCAAGTAGTTCGGCAAGTTGCGCTGAAAAAGCAACGTATCGCCGGAAACGAAATTTTCCGGCGGTCGCCACTGGATAGGGGGTGCGGCCATTCATGGAATGGCGGAAGTCAAACTATGACTTTGGCTTGTCGTCAGTGAAATCGTGCCCCATCAGCCCATCCTTGGCAATCCCCGCCAACTGCATCAGCAGCGTGTCACGAAACTCCGTTGGACGGTTTTGCTTTTCAAAATCTTCATATTTGCCAGATAATTCCTTATATCGCCGCGCGCCAAGCTGGCTGTCGTAACTGGCAAACTTGTTTCCAGAATCGCGGCAGCGTTCCAATGAAAATTTCGTCAAATCAACATCCGGCTTTCCGTCCAGACCTATGATAACCATTTTGTCTTTCGGCAAAAATTCCAGCGATTGCGTCACGCCTTTTGCTAAAATGCTGTCCAGTTGCTTTTCAAAAGCGAGATTACTCCATGTCAGTTTATAGACGTGGAATTTCCATAGTTTGCCGGAGGCGTCATGCGCCGTGCGCTCGCGTCCTGGCATCTTGTCCACCGAATAGGCAATGCCGCGATTCTGGCCAGGGACGGTCATGCGCCGGTTTTGACCGGCACCGACTATCAGCTTCCAAGCGTGCGGAACCTGCAATGGCCCAAATTTTTGCAGATCAAAAAACTTTACCGCGTTTTCTTCAACCTGTGAAGGCATCCATCCGCAATCCACAAAAGTTCTCGCCGACGGCACTTTCCAAAAACGCTGCTGCGCCGCAAGCAATGCCCATGAATTTACCACGCCATAGCTCAACTGCCGCCCATTCGATTGCTTGTCCCATTCCCAAATATCAAACCATAAAAGCCCGATCCGGTTTTCGTCCGGCCCGGCATCTTCCGCCTTGCCGCAGTCGGTGGTAACTTGGCGGCAATGCGAATTGGGCATCAATTTTTCGGGATCAGTTTCGTAATTCCCCATTGAAATTTCTATCGCTGACCGCTCCTCTTTTTCTGCGTTCCAATCTTCACCCTCCCATTTTGTGCGAAATTCCTGCAAT